AGATGCTGATGGCTACACAGCCTACGCTGACATCACAGAGACTCAGGTTATCGAGTGGGTAAAGGCTGATGTTGACGCTGACGCTGTAGAGGCAAGCATTGCAGCACAGATTGCAGACAGCAAAGCACCAGCGATTACTGCTGGAGTGCCTTGGTAATGATTGATCCCGTCACAGCAATGTCGGTAGCCGTAAATGCGTTTGGTACTATCAAGCGCATGGTGTCTGCTGGCAAAGAAGTAGAGGATACCCTGTCACAGATTGGGCGATTCTATGGTGCTGTGTCTGACCTGTCAGAGCATAGGCGACGGGCTGATAACCCGCCCCTGTTTAAGAAGATCATTGCTGCCAAGTCTGTCAATGAAGAGGCGATGGAGACATACGCGAGAACCAAGCGTACACAGCAGATGGAACGCGAACTCAGGGAACTCTTGATGTATCAGTATGGCAAGGATGGCTATCAGGAACTCGTTGATCTCCGCAGGTCTATTGCTGCCCAGAGAGAGAAAACGATCTACCTGCAAGAACGAAAGCGCAAGGCGTTATTTTGGAATAGTATCCAGATCACTGGGATAGCTTTACTTGGCTATGCTGTTTACTTTGTATTCGCATTAATATTAGGAGCCATGAATGGCAACGGTTAAGGAAGCAATTCTCAGGTTAGAGTCGCATGAGGCGCAGTGCCTGGAAAGAATGAAAAGCATTGAGAAGCGCTTGGATGAAGGGTCGGCTAGATTCAACCGGGCAGAGGCTATGATCATATCCCTGTATCCATTCATTGTGGTTGCTGTTGTACTGGAGAGGATGCTGTAATGTTAAAGTTACTATTAGGCCCAGTGGCTGACCTGGCTAAGGGCTACCTATCTAACAAGGCCGAGCAGTCTAAGGCCAAGCATGAAGCCAAGATGAACGTGATCCAGAATGATGCTGACTGGGAAGCCAAGATGGCTGATGCTTCTGGTAACAGTTGGAAGGATGAGTTCTGGACTATTGTACTCTCTGTGCCTATCTTCATGGTGGGGTATGCCATAGTGGTAGATGATATGACAGTGGTTGACCGGGTTCAGGATGCCTTTGTCGCACTGAGTGGGTTGCCTGAGTGGTATCAGTATCTACTGTTCGTGGCTATCTCAGCCAGCTTTGGTATCAAGGGTGCAAGCAAGTTAATGGGTATGCGTAAATGAGATACTTTAATCGGTCGGACTTTGATTGTCAGGAGACTGGTAACAATGAGATGTCGGATGAATTCCTATGGGCTATCGACGCACTGCGTCACGAGTGTGGTTTCCCCTTCATCATTACAAGTGGTTACCGCGATCCAACCCATAGCATTGAGGCCCGGAAGGCCAAGCCTGGAACCCATGCCCAGGGTATCGCAGCAGACATCAGGATCACAGATGGCAACCAAGCCTACAAGATCATCGAGACAGCGCAGTCAATGGGATTTAATGGTATAGGTGTAGCCAAGACGTTTATACATGTAGACCTGAGACAGACTGCCCCGGTAGTGTGGTGCTATTAACTTAGCAAACTCTTAGCAGTTTTCTTTGAGTCTCTAAATGCCTTAGCAGTAGGAGCGCCTTTCGCACCAGGCTTTCGCATCTTTTCTTTAGAGCCAGAAGCAATGCGCTTGCGCTTGGCATGTATGTTTGCATATAAACCTTTCATCACTTCACTCACTTGTTATCTAATGTTTCATATAATGTACAATGTACGCATTTTCACCACTTAACTTTATTGGCCCACCAAGCCGCAGACGATTTGCCCTTGTCTATGTTCTTTCTGTGTCTAGCCTTGAATGCCTCGTTACGCTTTGAGTTATCAGGTGAACCAGTCTTACCCTGCTGACCAAACCTAATAGTCTTTGGCTTACCGTCCACCTTAGTAACCACTACATGTGATTTACTTTTGTGGCCTGGGGTACGCTTGGGTTTATCGTATCCCGATACACCGATGCGCTTTAATATGCTATCTCTTTTCATGTACCGATTATACCAAAAAAAGACCCCGCTAAACAGCAGGGCCAAGAGGGGGAAACAGAATAGAAAACGATAAAGTTACATTGCCGGGGAATTCCGACAACTGTTTTAGTCTACATCATAATCAGTAATAACTAAAGAAAAAAAAGCCCTGAAACTAATCAAGGCTTTTTAATTTGGTAAGGGGTTGCCCCCCCAAACCAAGATATGAAAACGGAGCAGGTCATCACTTTTTCAGTCTACATTAAATGTTGGATTAAGCAAACTAATTTCTTCTGCATCTGGCGGGATAGAGTCTCCATCAATCCTATCCTGAATCTCAAGCCACATATTGTGCAGTTCATTTCGGGCATAGCCACTGGCATTGCCGTATACTGCTGACTCCAGAATGTTAAGCATCTGCTCTCGCAGGTCTGTATAGTTGTGCTTCTCTATGGTGTCTAGCATATGATCTAAAACATTTTCTTGGCTCATAACATTCTCCTAATTGTATGATACAGGCTCATAGGTTTCATTCTCTTTCATCTTCTTGAATTCTTCACGGTAGTGTTTAGCAATCTCTGCCCGTAGCTTCTTGTTAGTGGGCATCAGTACATTCCACTTCTCGCGCAGCATCTCTAAGTGGCCTACCCCATGGGTGTCTAGTACCCAGGCTGTAAACTCAAAGGGGTTAGCAGTGAACTTCATGTGACAGTAGTGGCACAGGCATACAGCATTATCTAACGACCACCTGACTGACTTGGCGGCCCGGCCATAAATGTGAGCGCACTCCATCCTGGCATCAGACTTCTTGCAGTGCTGGCATACGAACCCAGCCTTCTGTCTTACTACGTCACTAAACCACTTATCTGCCGCATCGCGCTTAATTGCCATCTTTAAAATCCTTGCTGGGAAACATTACATGTATTTTATATTTCTCACCCAGAAACCTAATCACAGTCTCGGCTACCGGGGATACCTCATAGGTGTCTAACTCGGAACTGCTCTCAGATTTGTTAGGGTACATTGCCCTCTGAACAGGCATCCAGATGTTATCCATGACGCTCCTGTCTGTCCATGGAGTCTCTATTGTTTTAGATAACACAGGGCTGGTAGTCTGCATCTCATACCCAGCATCATTACATCTCTCAGCTATCTGCTGGCAAAATTTCCACATGGAACTATTCTGTTTAATAGTCCTGGGCTTGCCTAGCTTATAGTTGAACGTGACATACTTCTTGTCTTGAAACAGTTGTTTAACAAACATCAGGTAGTTATCTAGGCTCTCCTGACTGTTAACTTTGTAGCCTTCAGGCATTTTGCTTACCCCACTTACAGGTGAATTCAGTAATGCTAGAGCGCAGCATAGCCTGAGAGAACACTGACTTCCAGACTGTCTGCTCGTATAACAAAGAGTCAGCAAGGGGTAGGCTATTGCCGTGCTGAGAGGATCGCTTATTATCCTTTCTTTGTTTAGCTAACTGCTGCTTGCGCTTGATCCTTAACTCTTGGCTTTGGAACATAGACGCAGGTAACAACTCTTCCGACGTGCAATATGGTCTGCTGTGCAGCCTACCCTTGATGGTGTCATAGCCAACCGGGCCATTCGCAGAGTGGTTAGCAGTCCAGTCAGTGTACTGCCGATAGGTGTATGACTTGCCGTCTTCAAAGTATTCATGCTGTCCGACAAATGGTTTCAATACCTGTGCATTCTTTTTTCTTTTCATCTTATTCCGCCCACGATCTATCAGTAACCTTGTCCATCAGGGGTGTAGCCTTGATAGAGTCGGTATTAGTTTTAGTTTTAGTTTTAGCAGTCCCGATAACTTCATCTTCCCATCGAGCCTGGTTAAGGTAAGTGCTGGCATGCAAGATAAAGGATTGATTGTTAACATCCCATTCACCAGAATCCAGACGTTGAGTTACATTCTCTTCAATCATAGCCATCACATCTGGAGTTGGCTTGATCTGATTCCACTTATCACTAGCTGTCTTCTTCCCTGCTTTCCTTGGGTACAACTTCCAGAATGAAGCAAAATCGACAATACTATTAACTGTAATATTAGGTGTAATATTAGATGTATTATTAACCATTAAGATTTCTTGTATAGGGTCATTAAGATTACTTGCATAGGTACCCAAGTTTTCTTGTATACCCTCCCCAAGAATTCTTATATACCTATTTAAGATATGTTTAGTACCCTCCTTGTACTGCATTTGAAGTGATATGTACCCACAATCCTTTAAGTTACCTATCCATGTTGAGATAGATGTCTTGGTCACACCATATAGATTGGCAAAGTAGGCATTACCTGCCCAGCAATACCCCTCTTTGTTGGACAGCGCAGTGATCTCGCCATACAACAGCTTGGCATTAGGCGTTAACCTATCATCGTATCTGACAGTAGCAGGGATGATGGCGTAGTAGCCTGGATTATCCATGTTCACCTGCCGCGATAAACTCAGATACTCTTACACCAAAGATGTCAGCCATTGATTTCAAGGTGCTACACCGTGGCTCTCGATGACCATTGCGTATCAGGCTAATGGTTGCCGGGTTCAAATGGGCTTCTCTGCTCAAGTCCATCTGGCTCATACCATGCTCGCGCATGAAGTGATCTAATGATTTATTAATATCCACTGCTCTCTCCTAGTTATTGAGTTTTGATAATATACCTACGTTAAATAATTTGCAACAGATGTTTGACAATAGATAATCATTATGTAAAATAGACGGCACACACACAAATGAGGAAGTAACATGGAATATTCAAACCGTACCAAAGAGATCGCCAAAGAGATGCTTGGCGATAAACTTAAAGACCCGATGTTAGTATGGGAAGCTGTCAGCCTTGATGGTGTTAAGTTCCCGCACCAGGGTTGTGGCCTATCTGATTTCCAGCGCAAACAAAACCATGCTCATGAGATGAATATCATTGATGACATCCGCACAGCAGTGCTGGCTAAGGATGATGCTGCTCTGGGTAAACTGATGCGTGAGCAGATCGAGTACCACCTGATCGAGTGTAGCCTGTTCGATGCTGATATGGCTGCTGACCGGGAGTATCACTATGAACATTAATGATATGACTGATTACTGCAAGGGCGAGTATGATTGCGTCCACGGCCATGAGGCGCTGCCTGGTCAATCCCCTGCTTACTATGAGGGGTATGGCGACCGCTATGCTCAAGAGCAATGTGACACAGCTAAGTCGGAGGCAGCATGAATAACAATGATCTTTTGAAAACCGTTCACGAGATGGACGTAGTCTTGCAGAAAAAACCAACCGGGCTGCGGGACTTACTTAACAGGCAGTGGCTGCTGGATGAGATACTGAGAATCAATACACTACTGAGAAAACAAGGGGTAATCAAATGAGTAATGTTTGGAAAACGCTATCAGCTATAGACTGTAGCAAGCATGTTGAAAAGAAAGGCAACTTATCCTACCTATCCTGGGCATGGGCGTGGCAGACACTGAATGAACACTACCCAGATAGCAGCTATGCTTTCTGCCCACCCACCTTTCTAGAGAATGAGACTTGCGAGGTCAATGTATCTGTCACTGTTGAGGGCAAGACGCACAGCATGTGGCTCCCGGTAATGGATAACCGCAACAAGTCTATTGTTAACCCCACCACTAGGGATATCTCTGATGCCCGTATCAGGTGTCTCGTAAAAGCAATCGCCATGCACGGTTTGGGGTTGTACATCTATCAGGGCGAGGCGCTACCCAGTGCTGTACAGGATGCTCCGATAGACTCTGCCCAGGCTGCACAGTTGAAGTCACTGCTGGAGATTACCGAGTCTGACGTTAAGAAGTTCTGTCAGGTGTTCAAGTGTAATAATGTTGAAGACTTACCCGCTATGCGCTTCGATCAGGCACTGGGAATGTTGCAAAAGAAAAGGAACAATTCGTGAATCTTATATGCCCATTGTGCGATGATGCTCTGGGATTTCGCCAATTTCACAGCGAGAACCCGGATTATAAATACAGATTGGAGGGTGGCTGCGTTAATTGCTACACCTCTGTGTCTGCTTATATACCCACCAAAAAGTACACGAAATATGCTGACGCATTATTAGAGAAACAGGTAAAAGCCAATGAAACAATTAGACTGTGAGCAGGGCAGTGAGGAATGGCTGGCGGCTAGGGTAGGACGACCTAGTGCTAGTCAGTTCCACAACTTAGTCACCAGTAAGGGCAAGGCAAGTACATCTGCTGACCGCTACATCAACCTGATGATCTCTGAGAGACTTACTGGTAGGTCTGAACCCATCTTTGTGACTGATGCTATGCAGCGCGGCACTGATCTAGAGCCAGAGGCCCGTGCCTACTATGAGTTAGAGACAGGCAATGAGGTTGAAGAGGTTGGGTTTATCCTTGATAACTCTGGTG